TATAAGTCTTGTAGGTGTTCTAAATTCTGCGTTAATACCAACTGCTTTAAGACCTTGATGTGCTGCTCGGTTCATAAATAAAGTTCTAGGGTATATAAAGTTATCTGCTCTGTTTCCTACTTTAAATTTGTCATCTTTTTTAGACATTTTTTTCCAATCCATTGGGCTGGTTGCTCTACCACCAAACTCAATCTGTTGAGCATCAGGTATTGCATCAGCACCTCTGGAACGAGGTGTTTTACCACCAAAACTTACAGAAAAATTCATAAACACATCACCTTTAAATTCATCATCTATGTGTATAGCTTTCTGTATTTGAAAACGACTTGGTATATAGTTAGGGTCATTTGGATTGTTGCTTGATTTTATGACTGCATAATTTGTTCCTCTCCTATCTTGTGGCAGATTTTCATCACCGACTAAAGTTGTCATTTCGTTATAGTCTGATAAATCATTAGTTCCTAATAAATCAGACATTATTTTTGATGCTATATTGTTTGGATTGAATCCCATACCAGCTTCGACACCAGTCATATTTTTACTTACCAATCTTAAGAATTGTAAAGCATTTCTAGTGTATCCATCCATAGGCGTTCCTCTTGCTAATGACTTAGCAAACATTTTACCTATTTTAAGTCTTCCACCATATCGAGGTATTTTATGTTTAAATGTTTCTGGTCTTCTAAGTCTATTAAGTTCTCCTACCTCTCTACCTAAATTCCATAACAGATTAAATCTACTTCCTATATTTTCATTTTCACTTGGATTTCCGAACTTAGGAGATATTTGACCACCACCAAGAATTTCACCTACAAATTCATCTATTTCTTCATCAGTAAATTGTGAAAGAAAGTCTCTCATTTCGTTTCTTTGTCTGTCATTACCAAATGCAAAATTTTCATATTCTCTACTAGGTATTTCAATTTTTTCACCAGCATCGTTTTCAACTATTCTTGTACCAGTTATTTGAAAATCACCAGCATTTCTTCTTCTTCTATAAGTTTCAGTTAATCTTCTACCACTGTAATCTATTGATTTTGACAAGTCATCTAATACATCTTGAATTGGTTTTGTTTTTCCAGTAGTTCCATTTATCATCATGTCACCCATTCTTTTTTTAGAAACTTTGTTTCTATAATCATTTAACAAAGCATTTGGATTTTGTCCTGTAGCAACATACTTCATATAATGTTTTGCTTCAGCAGGGTTCATTCCACTTGTTAATAGGTTAGTGAACATATCAGAATTTTTTAAAAATGCTTGATTACTTTCAAAGTCAAATGAATCCATACTTCTTTTTTTATTGTTACCCATTATTTTTTGTGCTTGTGAGTAGGGGTCTGGTGCACCAGATACTGCAAATGCTGCAGTTGTAACTGCCCATCTTCTACCTAATCCAGCACCAGTTGCAAGTTGCCTTTTAATATCAGATTCCATTTTTTTAACATTTACAATGGTTACTTCGCTATTGACAAATAAATTAGCTGACATACCAGCTAATATTTTTTTAGATTGCCTACCTGCTTGAACACGCATAAACCTACTTAAAGGACCGAAACCACTTGGTACTACTTTATTTTGTGCATTGGCTAAAAATTTACCACCTTTAGTCCATGCATAACGAGCAGCAAGAGACCTAAGTAAGTTATCAGTAACAAAGAAAGCCTGTATGTCATTGACTGTTTGTAGAAATTGATAAGAAGCGTTTGTTAGAAAGTTTGTAGCTTGAGTTTGAGCACCTATAGATTTTGCCCAAAGCATTTTTCTGTTTATTGAATATAATTTAGCTTCTTGCCTTTTTTTTAATATTACATCTTTACGAGTTTCACTAACAAAAGAGTGTCGTTGAATAACAACTTTTTCTCTACCTAATTGGCTTTGATTTAATTTCTTAGCCATTACTCTCTATAAAGTAAGCTAGCAACCTTTACTATACTTCTTCCTACCCTGTTGTTTGAGACACTAACATTATCTATCTCAAAATATCTACCAGTACTAGATTCATAAAGTCTATCTGATGCTTTTAAATCTACTGTGCCTTGAAAGTATGCTGTCCAACTTTGCACTACTGTATTTCTACCAGACCTATTTTCAGTTTCATTATTAAAAACTAATCTACATTTAACATCTGTAGATGCATTAGACCATGAAGTTGATTGTAAACCACGAGAATCAACACTTGTTGAGCTTACTCTTTGAATGTGGACTTTATTAATTAATAATCGTTCTGGGTATTTACCTGCCATACCATAAATATAGTATGGCAAAGCAAAATCTCTGTCTTTATATTAAATGCCTAGATTTTCGTTAATTCTTCTAGTCTTTCTTCTTTCTTTCGATTTACAAGTTTTACAAAACAATGAAAGACCATCTCTAAATTTTGAATTACTGTCAAATGAACTAGGAGAAAGGCTTTGCTTACACATCATACAAGTCTTTTTATCTATTTTTGTTTTGTTTTCTTTAATATCTGAATGGCATACTTTGCAATACCTGTTGTATCCATCTTTATATTTTGCTGATTTATCATATTCACTAATAGATTTATTAACAGAACATTTATAACAAACCTTTTCTGTGGGGTTGTAACTACCATTTAAAAAATTTTCACGAGCTTGTTCTACTCGTTTGCTCAATTCTACATCTTTAAAACACCAAGTTCTAAACTTGTCATATCCAACTGGTAAACCTTTATATGTTTTCCTAGTAGTTATAGTTCCATAACCAGATTGTATTCTTTGTATAACTTGTTCTGCAACTTCATAATCTATGTCGTTACCTATAGATAAACCAGCTTGAACTTTTAATTGCCTAACTCTTTCTACTGAGACACCCCATTCTTTAGACCATTCCTTAAGTAATTTATTAGGGCTTTCTAAAAATAGAGCTTTTGCCTCCTCCACACTTGGTGCTTTTTTATTAGGCATGACTTACACGAAAAAAGATTTCCTATATGGTGAAAGTAAACTTCTGTCAGCAGCTGACAAAGGTGGTAATGATAATGCATCAAGTCCTACTGAATATGTTGCTGAATAATCACCAATTCTTTCATTAGTAGCTAAATTAAAGTTACCAGCTGTACCAGCCGATACATTTTGGTCTCCTATTTCAGCAGGTTCTTGTTGAGATGAAACTACTAAGACTGCTTCTAAAAGTCTTGCAGAAGCTCTTGCAGAAACCATTTTAAATACAGTTGGTAAATCAGTAGATAGACCACCACCATGAGCTGTGTATCCAGCTACATAAGTTACAACAATATTTCTTTCTCTTGCATATGACCATCTTTTACCTAATCTACTAACTCTTCCATTTGGATAAAATATAAAATCTGCTGAACTACCCTCAGTTAATGTTGCATCATCTTCAGTTATTGATGTAATAGACCTTACTGGTATATGAGTTAAAAATATTTCTTTTGTTTGGTCTCCTGTGAAAGTCTCTGTTTGTGTTTTTGATGCCACATCATAACCAACAAAATTTACAATAGCTTCATCTACAAAAGGTATTAAATTATTTGTTAAATGTGACTCTAAACCACTGTCGAAATCAATACGAGTATAAGCCTCTACATCGGCTGCTGTTGAGAAAGCCATTTAGACCTCCTATTTGTCTTCGGTATCTTTTTTAACTGCTTTATCTTCTACATCTGATTTTTTGACTGCTTTTTCTTCAGCTGGTTTAGGTGCAGCTTTTTTAGGTGCTGCTTTTTTCTTTCCCCAACCTTGCTCTTTTAACCAAGCAGTAGGGTACTCGTGTCCAGCTTTAGCAATTAGGTCTGCTTGAGAATATGGCACATCCACTGGATTGCCCTCCCAAATCTTTCCATCAGGTAGCTTATAAATGTTTTTTTCTGGAATTGTATACATAATTAAATCCTAACTTATCAAACCAAAATCTTTGGTATTATCTTCTTCTACGACCACGCCTTTTAGGTGCTCTTCTTGTTGTTTTTCCGTATCCTTTGCCTTTTGGCATAATTAATCTCCTAACGATATCTTAAAAATATAGGGGTTCCGAAGAACCCCTATATGTAACTAACTTAATAGTTCTATTACATTGCTGTTATAGAACAGAAAGCTGTTGGTTTGTAAACGACAAAACCCATTCTCATTGTTAATCTGATTGCTAGTTGATTCTTCGCAAAGAAGTCACTATGGCTATCAGAAACAGCAAGGTCTACACCTTGTCTTGTAACAATCTGAGCAGCATCGCCACCACCAAATTTACCTACAAGCATTGTTCCCTCTGCGATTGCAGTTGATGGAACTACTTTTAGACCCCAAATTCTTGGAGCAGCATCTGCACCAAAACCACCTGCAACGACAAATAATGGGTTTCTTGAACCACTTGTCTCAACTGAGCTAACAGTTGTAACAATGTCGTACCAGTCTGAAGGGTGCATAACAATTGCATCAGGTTCAACGAAAGCATCTTTCCTGATTTCTGTTATTGCTTGGTATATTTGACCAATTTTTCTTAACTCACCACTGTATGAACCATATGCAAAGGTATTGATACCTGATTTGTTCAAAACACCAGTCAAGTTAGGAGCTGAACCATTACCATTTAGTAATTGGTTGTCCATTCTCAATCTCATCATTGTTTGAAGTCTTGAGTTGACATATCCTTGAATACCTGAGACATCAGCTAACAACTCATCAGTCACTGGTAAGAAAGTAGCAATCTTGCGAATGCTTTCTGTTCTTTCAGTGAAAGCCAATGCTGATTCGTTTGCACTGGAGATATCTCCAGATTCTGCAATTTCACCTGCATTGTTTGTGAAAGTTGTTTCTTCAAGATAAACAAATGCGTTTTGGTCTGTTTGAATTTGGTCAAACAATCCAATAACAGCATTAGGGTCTCTTAAAGCTGTCTCTAATATTCCAGGTGCTCTTAATGACTCTGGTGGATAACCTGTGGTATTTAAAGTTGTTTTAAATTCTGCTTGAGAATCTACGCCTTTTACACCATTGCTCATGTATTTTGCATAAGCCTCAGTATCTGTGAATTGCTCACCTATTGTTTTTACACCAGCTGATTCTTCAACTACAGGAAGCTCATTAACAACTTGGTTGTCAACTTCCATAGCTTTCTCATTAGATGCTTTTGATTCTTCAATCTTAAGCTCATCTAATGAATCAGAAAGTTCCTCATTAAGACCTTTGATTTTCTCTTTTTGGTCATGTGAGTACTTACCATCTTCAGCTGGAGCATCAAATACAGATTTAAGTTCTTCACGAGACTTAGCAATATTTTCTCTAAGCTCTTCTACTTTACTCACTGTAAATTATCTCCTATTAGATTACTTATACTTCTGTGTCGGTAGCTTCTACATCAATAGCTTCTGCTATTAATCTTTGGCTCTCTATCCACACATCATCTTCCAAGTCATCATTGTCAACTGATTCAGTGTTATCTACTGGAACTTCTTCAGTAACTTCTTCTACTTCATCAGATTCTTCAGGGTTCTCTGTGTCTTCTTCTGGTTCGACAGCTACTTCTTCAGTATCGACTGCATTTGTTGGTTCTTCTTCAACATCTACAGGCACTTCAGCTTGTTCTTCCTCTAAGTCAACATTTAACGCTTCTTCGGTTCCAACCTCAGAGATAAATGAATCTATTTCAGTCCATGCATCTATAAGGTCTTCCTGAACTGCCCTTAAAGCCTCAGTTGCCTTGGTTCCTATTTTTCTCCCATCCTTGGCACGCAACATCGCAATGGCGTTAGCTCGTGTCATCAAGTTATTCAATGCGGCAAGCACATCTTTAACTTCTTCTGAGAAAGATTTACTTTCTTTCTCTGAAACTTCTTCTTCATCAGATTTCTTCATTTCTTTGGCACATTTACCATCTTTACCATAAGTACATGATGGTTTATTTCCATACTTAGCTTCTTCTGATGGATTATCTGCTAAAGGAGCTGAACAGTTACATTCACAACCTGATTTCTCTTCTTCAGCACCCTCTTCAGGTTCTTCTTTGGAAAAACTATCATGACCTAATACACCTTTTTCATCAACTAATTCTTCTAACAATTCTTTATTAGATTTAATAGCCATTGTGTATGTGTCTTGGTTTGCACCAACGAGAACTGGAGATACTTCGTAAACTGATAAATCTTTTAGATATCTTGCATCTAATTCATTATCACCTTTTTTAAACTTTCCTCTTTCACTATCATTAACTCTATATCCAAAAGACCATTGTTGTAAGTCTCCCATAGCTTTAACTAAGTTATACGCTTCTTTTCCAGACTCAGTATCCATAAAGAACTCACCTTCAAATGTAGCTTTGTCTTTATCTTGTTTAATTGAACCTTTACCAATTGGCATATCCCATTTATGAGCCCATACCATTGGAACTGAACCTGATTTAAATCCTGATTTGATAGCATCTTCAACGACAACATCGCCATCGCTATCTAGTGTATTGAAAACCGAGAACACAGCAGAAACTTTACCTTCATCCTCTGCTTTAAATTCTAGGTCGATATTTTTAATTTCACTCACGAGTGCATCTCCTATATAAACTGTTAACAGATTTATTTAGGTGCATATATTATAAACAATAACAAATGTCTTTAAAATGCGTGGTATTTATTTTGTAATGTCTTTTATTACAGTTAATTTTGAAATAGGCATAGTGACTTTTCTGTCTGTCTTTTTATGCTTACCATCTTCTAAGATTGCCCATACAACCATAGTAGCTTCTTTGTCTTTACCATTAACACTTGTCACAACACCATGAACTACAGAAGGTGGGTCTGGGTCTTTATTGATTGACCAGCTAACAGATTGACCTACACGAACAGAACTTGCTTTCATTTCATCATTACCCTTTTTAGATGAGAGTGGGTGTGATGAAGGTAATAAGTCTTGGTCGTATGGTTTTCTTTTAAATCTGCCAGTTCTCAATGCATGTAAAAACCCATTCACTCTCGCTACACCCCACTGGTCAGCTGATGTAACATTACCTCTAACTGAACCAGGGCTTGTACGATAAGCACCTACACCTCTACGAAACA